GGCTGCGACGGCTGCACTGGCTGGCGGCGCAGACATGGACGCGACGCACGCAGCGCTGACCACGGCGCTGGCTGGCGACAACAACGACATCATCTGGACGGCAGCGGTTGGCGGCGCGGCGGGCAACGACATTACTATCGCATATGTCGATCCGGGCGCAGAGGACGAAGCGCTGGCTGTCACCGTCACCGAGAACGCTATCGAGGTATCGCTGGAGACCTCCCCCGAAGTGGCGGCCTCGGTGGAGACCGAGCTCACTGGCGAGGATAACGATCTGGTCTTTACCGCGGTGACACCCGGTGCGGCCGGGAACAGCATCACTATCACCTATACCGACCCGGCAGGCAACGACCAGCCGCTGGATGTGACCGTGGTGGGGACGGACATCGACGTCAGTCTGGCGACGGGCAGTGGCGGGGCTATCACCAGCACGGCTGCAGAGGTCTTGGCTGCGGTAAACGCCGATGGCGAGGCGAAATTGCTGGTTCTGGCATCGTTGCCCGATGGTGCGACGGGGGCTGGCGTGGTGACCGCCATGAGCGAGACAGCGTTGACCGGCGGCGACGATGGCGGCGACATCACGAGCACAGCGGCCGACATCATCACGGAGGTGGCGAGCACGCCCGCGGCTGCGGCTCTGGTGAGCGGCGCGAACGCTGCGGCCAACGATGGCACGGGCGTAGTGACGGCCATGGCAGCCACGGCGCTTACCGGCGGGGCCGATCTGATGGCACTGTATGGGCCGTTCGAGAGCGCGCGATTCACGCAGGACAATGGCGATCTCAACATTGACTTTGAGATTATCAACGGCGAGGCGGATGTGATCTGTTTCCGACTGCCTCGCGGCTAAAAGGAGCAATGACATGGCGAACCCTGCAAAGTTGACTGTGACGCCGTTGACCGTCAACGGCAACGCATTGCGCGGCGCTGGCGATGCAATCGACACCAACGGTACGGTGCCAGTAGCGGCGGCCGACTATGGCGGCGCGATGGGCAGGCTGCTGATCGAGGTGACCGAGGATAACGTGCGGGCGCTCACTGTAACGGTATTGCACGGCGACAACCCGCCAGCAGTACGCGAGGGGTTGGGCGATCTGGCGGTGGCCGTGGCCCAGAACACAACGCGGGTGATTGGGCCGTTGGAATCGGCGCGGTTCGTGCAGAACGACGGGACGCTGCAGGTGACTTTCACTGGAACGGGCGGTGCGGCGACCTGCCATGTGCGCACGTATCTCATTCCGAAGAACTAAAGGACATGGCTGTATACGGGGCGCTGGTAGATCGGGTGCGCAGACTGATCAATGATCCCGTCGGGGCAGAAGCCATCTGGACAGATGACGAGATCCAAGAATGGCTCGATGCGCACCGTCTGGACGTGGCCTTGCTGCCATTGCAGCCTGTCTGGAGCACGGTGGCGGGGACTGCTGCGGCGCTAGAGTATGTAGCCCCCTATGGTCACTGGGCGCCCGATGCCTTGCTCCAGGATTCTTCGGGAGCCGAACTACTGCCTGAGAGTGCCGACCTTTTGGTGGGGCGCTGGCACTTTGCAGAACACACGCCGCAGGTCTTTCTCACGGGGAAAAGTTACGACCCCTATGCGGCAGCGGCGGACGCGCTAGAGGCCAGGGCTGCACAGGTGGCCCTGGCCTATGACTTCAGCGCCGATGGCGCGACGTTTCAGCGTAGCCAACAGGGTGAGTCTCTGCTGCGGTTGGCGCAGCAATATCGGCGCCGCTCTCGCCCCACCATCGCGCGCCTGGTGCGTGAGGACACGCGATAAACAGAAAGATAGGATGAGGCATGAACAAACCGGTATTCCCGTCCATCCCGTTTCTGGCGGATGTGGGCAAGGTAATCCTCGGATCTCTAATCGGCATCGCGGCCCAGGTCTGGGGAGGCTGGAATCAGATCATGACGACGTTGGTGATCCTCATCGTGCTCGATGTCGTGACGGGATTCCTGCGGGCCTTTGTCCAAAAAGAGCTGTCCAGCGACGTCAGTTTTCGCAAGCTGCCACGCAAGCTGCTGATCTTTTGCGTGATTGCGGTGGCGGCGCAAGCCGATGTGCTACTAGGCCTAGAGACTACCACGCGCAACGTGGTGGCCGGCATCTATTGTGCGAACGAGGGCCTTTCGGTGCTGGAGAATAGCGTGGCGGCCGGATTGCCAGTGCCCGACATTGTGCGCGATGCGCTGAAGCAGATCAGCGGGGCCAAGTTTAAGGAGTGAGGTGCTGACCGCTCAAGAGTTAGCAGCCTTTCGCGCCACGCAAGAGGCGGCGTTGCCAGAGAGCGCTGTCATCTATGCGCGCGTGGCCACGGTGGGGGATTCGGGGTCTACGGCCTATAGCTGGCCCCTGGGGACAGAGACCGTGGGCAGACTCGCCAGCCGAGGCGTGCCGGATGTGTACGTGCAGATGGCCCGCGAGAGAGGCCAAACGCCCTGGGTGGTGACGCTACCTGCAAACGTCACGGTGCAAGCAGGCGATCGTATTCTGATTGGCGGGCATCTGCTGAGTGTGCTCGGCGTCATCTCCGGCGGCGAATGGGAGACAGCGCTACGTGTGGCCTGTATCGAGGCGAAGTGAAGACGGAAATGCGTTTGGAGTTCGATCACTTTCCGGTGTTGGCGAACAGTATCAGCGCCAAAGCTGACGCCGTGTGTGGACGGATTGCTATGGCGATCTGGGCGCGGGCAGCAGAACTGATGGCCAACTCCCCGGCCACCGGACGCATCTATGCGTTGGGGGAACGCACCGTGAGTTTTGTCACCAAGGCGGGGCAGGCCGTGTCTTTCGTCGCATATCGAGGGCAAGCGAGGCGACAGCACCAAGCCTCTGCGCCAGGCGAGCCGCCAGCGGTGGATACGGGCAATCTGATCAACAGCGGCTATGCCACGCAAAAGCATCTTGGGCTGTGGGAAGTGGGTTTCACGGCAGAATATGCGGCACCCCTGGAGTACGGGACAGCGCGCATCGCGCCACGCCCCTTTCTGCGCCCTGCGCTGGAGGCGTATCGGCAAATGTTCTATGACGCTCTACGAGCCGTGTTGGGGAGATAATGAGCACAGCCCTAGAGACAGCCCTCTACGACACACTGATTGGCGACGAGACGCTGCTGGCAGCCCTGTCTGGCGGAGTGCACAACACCATTGCCCCGCTGGGCACGGCTTATCCCTATCTCGTCTTTCACGTGGTCAGCGGCGAGGATGACTACACCTTTACGCTGCGCGTCGAGACGATCTATCTAGTGGATGTGCGCGTCATCGGGTGCAACAGCGACAAGGCGGCGCTCACCGCGGCGTTGGATCAAGTGGATGCGCTGCTCACGGACGGGGCGCTGACTGTCGGGGACGAGCCGGTCTGGTACGTGCGTCGAGAGCGGCGAATGCCTGACGCGGTGGATGTGGCAGGGGCGAATACCTATATTCAGGTGGGGGCCACCTTTCGCATAGATGTAGGAGGCTGAATGGCGACACACGGCAGCATCGCGCGACTGTACTGGCACACCTACGACTTTTCGGCCTACACCGAGGGCGTGGAGATGGCCGTTACCGTGGACACGGATGCGGGGCGCCCCTGGGGCGGGCCCGCAATTGCGGTGGCCGGTTCCGCCGCGACCACATTCAGCCTGACGGGCGGGCCTTATGCCAGCGGCGCCAATGCAGAAGAGGCCTGGACGCGCTTGAGCGAGGATGACGAGGCGCGGCCCCTGGTCTATCTCCCTGGCGGCGACGTGCTGGGACGATTGGGCTGGGCCACGCTGACCCTGCCCAATAATATGCAGGTGACCGTGCCCCAAGGGGCCGTGCGGTTGCCGGTGGGCACGGTGGCGGCGAAAAGAGCCGATCTGGCGAGGGTCTTGCGCGCCCTCGGCTCGGGTGGCATCTCGCCCTCCACAGGCGTGGATAACGGCGTAGCCACCACGGGCGGCGGGGCCGCCTATCTCTACTGTCTGGCCCTTGATGGCGACACCCTGGATGTGACCGTGGAGGACAGTGCGAACGGCGCGGATTGGGACACGCTGGTGGAGATGACCACTCTGACCGGCATCGGGAGCGAGCGCAAGGTGATCACGGGGACAGTTCGCCGCCACCTGCGCGTATCGTGGGATTTGGATGGCACATCGGCCACTTGGGGCCTGGTGTTTGGAAGACGATAGGAGGGCATGATGGCGTTTTCTCATGGTAGCAAGGCGGTCTTGACTGTGAACTCCGTACCTATAACCGCATACACCGAATCGGCGGAACTCAACTTTGATGTGGATACCGACGATATCCGCGTCATGGGTGAGCGGGTGGCTGAGTACGTGGCCGGCCTCGTGGCTGGCGCGCTCAACTCTGGTGCGGTATACGACCATGCCGTCGCCGCGGCGATCTACCCCGCAGCGCTGGCGGGAGAACCGGTCGCCTTTGAGTTCGGGCCGCAGGGCAGCGATGCCGGCAAGGACAAATGGACAGGCAACCTGATCATCAGTGGCTTTCGTATCAGTACCAGCACGCGGGCCAAGGCTACGTGCAACTGGACAGCAGTCACCACCGGCGAGATTAATCTGGGGAGCTACAGCGCATGAGTTATCTGAGCGCAGATGATCTGCTGGCGATCTCTGACGCCGAGGATGTACGCGAAGAATACGATATCGCCGGTCTCGGCAAGGTGGCGCTCTGCGGTCTATCACTGGAGACAGTTTACGAGGCGCGCGAGGCCGCCCGCGAGACCGGCGAGTGGGATGGCGCTCGCTGGGAGACGCTGTTGCTACAGCATGGCATTCTTGAGCCGCGCCTGACCTATGATCAGGCGCGGAAACTACGGCGCAAAGGGGCGAACGTCATTCAGCCCATCATTGAGGCCGTGCTACGCCTAAGCGGTCTCACTTCCACGGGCGAGATGAGCGCCGAGGCGGTGGATGCTGCCGAGGCATCCTTTCGCGGCAGATAGCATCAAGTTCTTGCGGCACCGACTGGCTGAGGCATTTGGCCTGCCTCGGGTGCGCGCGCTGGGATTAACCACTCGCGAGGCCATAGACTGGCTGGCCTACTGGCGCTACAAAGCTGGCCTGGAAGCGCAGGCCGTCGAGGCGGCGCGGCAAAAAGCCGAGGCCGAAAGGGAGCGATAAATGCTGGGCATGGGCGGGATGACCGAGGCGGCGCGGCTGTTCGCCTATGTGGGTGCCGACACCCGCGAGTACGAACAGAAGATGCGCCAAGCCTCGCAGACGGCCAAGGAGACCAGCCGCGGCATCGGAGACGAGCTGGGCAATGTGAGCCGCGCGGTTTCCGGGGGACTGGGCGGCATTGCAACCATTCTCGGCGTGGGCGCGTTCGCGGGGCTATTCCAACAGACAGCCGCCTTGACTACCGAGATGTGGAAGCACGGGATGCAGCTCCAGGCCGCCGAGCGTTCCTACAAGGCGCTCTCTGGCGAAGGCTTGTCCGGAATCCGCGCTCTTTCGCAGGCTACTGCCGGATTGGTCACCAACACACAGGCCATGGCCGCAGCCAATCAGTACATGGCCATGGGATTGGCGAAAAACTCCGAGGAAGCCGGCAAGCTGATCAGCATTGCCTCGCGCCTAGCCCTGCTGATGGGACGCGATGTGAATGGGGCCGTGGCAGAGTTCGCCCAACTATTAGCCAACCAGTCTACACGCCGGCTGGATCAGTTTGGCATCTCGGCGACCCAAGTCGAGAAGAGAGTGGAGGCGCTCAAGAACGCCAACAAAGACCTCTCCACGGAAGCCGCTTTCACCCAAGCGGTGATCGCGCAGGCGAATGAGACGCTGGCGCGCGCGGGCGATGTGACTGACACCCAGGAGAGCAAGGCGCAGGCTTTCAAGGTCGCCTGGCAGAATCTGCGCGCCGAGCTGGGCGCGCGCATTGACGCCTCGGTAGCCCTCCGTGTGGTCACCGAATTCGTGCAAGACTGGGGCGAAGGGCTGCAGGGAGCGCGCTTGGCTGAGGAGATGGTAGCGCCTGCCAGAGGGCAGATTGAACGGCGCTGGCTGGAATTGCAGCAATCAGGCCAACTCTATCGCTCCGGGGCGACCGAGATCAGCGATGCGGCTTTGGAACAGGAGCGCTCGCTGTTGCAACTGGCCTCGGCACTTGACGAAGTTGAGCGCCAACTGGCCAGCGGACTGATCACTCAGGAATATGCCCGTCAGCGCATCGAGGAGATCACCGCTGCGGTGGGTTACTGGCGTGAGGAACTGGCCAGCGGGGATGCGGCGATGGATGAGCACCGCCGCTACCTCCGCGATGTGGCCTCTTTGGCTGCGGAGGCTGCCGCGCGGGTCAACGTCCTCACCGATGCACAGATTCGCCAGGCGGTCACGGCGGGGAGACGCGCGGGCTATGACATTATCGGCGGGCGGGAACCTGGGCAGGAAGGGGCGTTGCGCTCGCAAGCTGCGGCGGATCAGGTCAATATCCTCTGGAACGCACAACAGCAGGCACTCAAAAATAATCGTTCTTACTATTCCGAAACTGAATCCGCTTATCGTCAACACTTAGCGAACATGCGCTCGCTGATTCAATCGCCCATGGGGCCTACCAGCGTGACGGGCGAGGATGTGCTGGCGACACGACTGGGTGTGTATCAGGATAAGCCGGACGAGTATCTACGGCGGCTGCGCTCGGCAGTCCAGGATCCCCAAAGCGCCTGGAAATCTCTGATCGCCGACATGTCGCAAGAGCAGGCGCAGTTATACCTGGCTCAGCAGGAGCGCGCCTATGCCACAGGGCGCTGGTCACAACTGGGCGCGGGGTTTGACCGCGAGGCCGCCATACAGTCCATCACGGCCCAGGTGCGCGAAGCCTGGGCTGCCCAGCAAGAACTAGAATCCATCATCGCCGAGATCATGGCGCGGCCTGAGATCGCCGGCCTGGGCATGGGCCAGGAGCAGATCAAGGGGCTGGTAGGGATGCCCCAGGATTACACAGCCCTTGGACGCGAGAACATGCAATCTTTTGCCGAGGGAATGACAGGCGTCAACGTGGGCTTGCAGGTTACGTCCGAATTCCGGGAGCAGGTGGTGGCACAATCCTCCACCTGGCGGGCGACCGGCGCGCTGGCCATCGGCTACTTCGCAGAAGGGGCCACGGGCGGCATCACGCCCAAGACGGGGACGGCCATGATTCAAGCCCTTTGGCCTTTTCTAGCCCCGATGGTGCAAGAGCTGTTGGAAGGGGGCCGAGGATGACCACCAAGATCGGCCTGTCTGGCTCCGAGGTGACCGTTGCGGACCCTGATCAGCGCGAGTACCGCGTAGAGACGATCATCCTCGCTAACAGTCAACGTGCTGGCGATGGCACCCTGCGCACCGATTTCACCGCTACGAAAAGGCGCTGGACGGTGCTCTGGAAGGGGCTGTCGGCAGTGGACTATGCCGCTCTATGGGCAGAACTGATGCGCGCAAGCCATCTGGACTTTGAACCGCCAGAAGGGGGCGATTACGTGGTCAAAGTGCAGTCGGCCTCATGGACGGCGTTCGGAGCATACTACAACGTCATGGCCGTGCTAGAGGAAGTGTAGCGTGCAGACCATCACCGGCACCAAACTGGCCTCCACCTGGGCGCAGCCGAGCCGCGAGGTGCGCCCCAAGTTGGAAGTGCGATGGAATGGCGTCAACTGGACCGACGAGACTGCCTATCTGCTCTCGGCTCGGGTTGCGGGGAGCCTCATTCGGGAGCCGCTGCGCCTGCCAATGCTGGGCGCGGTGCAGCCGATGGTGGCCGAATTCGTCTTGCTGAATCAGGGACGGCGCTTTTCCCCGGAGAATGCCGGCGGCGACCTATATGCCTATCTGCAATATGGGTTCCGCCGCATCGCCATTCGCTTCAGTATGGGGATCAAGAATAGCCTAGGCGCGTTCGAATACCTGCGTCAATTCACCGGATTCATAGATCGCGCTCAGCCCTACACAGATGCCTCGGATCAGGGGCCGCGCGAGATGGTGCAGCTGGCGTGCATTGACAACACGGATCTGCTCCAGCAAGCGCCCTTGAGCACCGTCCTCTATGAGAACACGCGCGCCGATCTGCTGTTGGAGGACATTATCACGGCGGCGGGCATCGGCGATTATACCCTGGCCACGGGGCGTTCGGTGATCCCTTTCGCCTGGCTAGACAGCGAAAAGGCGTGGACGGAGTGTCAGCTGATCGCCCAGGCCGATGGCGGCTGGTGCTATTGCGACAAGACCGGGCGGTTCCGCTTTGAAACGCTGGATCAATGGCTCGGGGTGGACACGCCGGTGGCCACGCTGAGCGCGGATCGCTGGTGGCATCTGGGTCAGGATGAGGGCTGGGAGAATGCCTATACCGCCGTAGAGGTGGTTTACACGCCGCGCGCCAAGCGGCCTATCCGCACAGTCTATGAGGCGCATGAGGTCTTCGCGTTGCAACCTGGCGAGAGGCGCGAGATCGTGGCCGAATATGACGCACCCTGCGCGGTGGTGTTCGAGCCGACAGCGGACGCGGATTATCAGGCGCGCGGGGCAGGCAACCGACGCATGACCGAGGCGCTGAGCCTGACCATGACCGCCTATGCCCAGCGAGCCACGATTATCATGGAAAACACGGACCCAGATCATGCCCTGTATGTGGTCGGGCTGACTCTGCGCGGGCAACCGGTGGAAGCCGACGAGGGATATGAAGAGCGCGTGGATGCCGACGCGGACGTGCTAGCAACTTGGTGGCGGGGGGCCGACGCCAAGAACAAGGTCTGGCGCGAGATGGGCAACCCTTACCTGCAGACGCGACACCAGGCGCGCCGGAGGGCCGGCGTGCTACGCGATCGGTTGCAAATCCCGCGCAAATTGCTGCGCCTGCGCGCCTCGGCATGTCCCTTTCTCGAATACGGTGATCTGGTCACAGTTCAGCACGACATGTTGGATGTAGAGGGCTTGGTGCTGAGCATCTCCGTGCAATGGAGCGTGGGCGGACTTTATGAGGGAGAGTATGTGATTCTGCCGAATGACGGCCTCTATTCCGAGGCCCCCTATTTTGTCATTGGGGAGAGCGAATACGCTGACCCCAGCGAGGCGGTGTTCTGGTGATTGCTTGGCCTCTGATTCCTACAGTCGAGAACGGTATGCCCTTTTCGGGGCTACATCACTCGCTCTATGGTGAGGCGGTCAACTATCTGCTGGGCGTCAATCATGGGCGCGAGGTATTCTGGCGCCTACACGAACAGACCAGTTGGTGGGAAACGGGGCATACTGCCTGGCAGACGCTCTGGGAGGGCTGGCTCTACTACCGGGGCGAATCGCCCATCCTCGGGTATGCCCTAGAGCTGTATAACGAGGCGGCCTATACCACCACGGCGCAGTTGCAATGGCTTGACGGCGAGGTCTGGACGGATCTCGGCGCTCCGCTGACGGCCACCGGGACGAGTCTGGACTGGAAGAATGGGGGCTTTGATATCTCGGGCCTGGGCTGGGACGGCCTGATCCGACTGCGCTGGCGAGTGAGGTCGAGCAACGCGGCCGGCTATGCGGGTCTGCGGATGTGGTTCTTGGGTGTGCGCGGCTCACTTTCGGGCTGGACGCCACTCAGCGCCTTTACCGAACGGCTCTCAGACGCAGCCGAGTGGAACGATCTCCGCGACAACCTCGACATGCTCTATAGGCAGCGCGGCAGCGCGCCGCAACCTCTGGCGCTGGGGGCGCGCCGCTGCGAGATCGAGCCATCGGATGTATGGCGCACCGTCACCCGCTACTGCTGCTACTACCGTGGTGGCAATGGCACAGCGGCCATTCAGATCAAGGGCCCTACTACGCTCAACGGCGCCAAGTGGCGGGTGCTCTATCGCCAACAGGGGGCAGGGGGCTTTTCCACGCTGTACACCTCAGGCAATATCCACGGCCAGCCCACCTGGGGCTGGTTCCAGACGACATTGGATCTCTCTGGACTGACGCCGGAGACATGGTATGAGTTCGCCGTCGAGGCCTACCGCGACCAGGGGTGGGGGATGTATGCGCGGGCCTCCTATATCGTGCGCGAGCCTCCCGACGGGCCAGCCCTGGGTTGGCAAACGCCGCCCCTCTGGACGCATGGCGACCTGACCGTGACAGTCGAAAACTGCCAGATACTGAATGATGACGCCGAGATGCTCTACGACGGCGACGAGGAATTGTGGGGGCAAAATGCGGCGCAACATGATCGTCCTGTGGGGACGTTGGTGCTCCCCTTGCCTTCACCAGAGGTAAACAGCCTACAGCATCCTGCCGTGCACACGGGCGTTAGGCGGTGGCGCTGGCTGCACTACCGTTGCGCCGACGACTTTGACGAGCCGCCCGCGCTAGTCTATGGCCCCGGGCTGGAAGACAAAGAAACGCTACCCTATGAGGAGGACTGGGTGCTCTTCGACCTAGAAAGCGTGCCAGGGCTGTTGGTAGGCGACGTGTACCAAGTGGAGCACGTGCGCTGTGCATTGGAGACACAAGATGCCTAAACGCGACACGCTGCGACGCATAGACAATCCCAAGCAAAAGGCGAGCGGCCAGACGGTGATCTATGGTGGCGTGGCAGCGCCGCCCCCGCCGATCAGCCCCATCGAGCAGATTGGTGGCTGGCGCATTGGCCCGACCTACCTGCAGAGCCGAGACGCCCTACTCAGCGCCGATGGCTTTCTGCAATTGGGCCAGGGCGACGAGATGGTGCGTCTCGATTCCGATGACCCTGACTATCGCCTGTGGATCGGCGATGCCATTCCCGCCGATGCCCCCTTCAGCGTCACAAAAGACGGCGAATTGGCGGCCTCGGCTGGCGAGATCGGCGGATGGGAGATTGGGGCCGAGGCCCTTGTCGGGGGCAACGCCATCCTGCATTCCAGCGGCTACTTGCTCTTGGGGACTGGCGACGATGTGGTGCGCTTGGACGCCACCGATGCCCTCTATAGACTTTGGGCGGGAGACGCCGATGCTGCCAATGCTCCCTTCAGCGTGACCAAGGACGGGGCGCTGCGGGCTAAGAATGTCGAGGTGAGCGGCTCCATTCGCAGCGCAGTATTCGACCGCGACCTGGTGAATGCCCATGCGGGGACATTGGTCATCGCTAAGAGCGCGGGGCGCGTGGCGGCGGAATTCACCGTGGGCGATACGCTGGTGATGGACACGCCTCCTGGTGGCGGCTGGCTATTCGAGGATGACGACATCGTGCGCGTCAAGGCGATGGACGCCAGTACAGATTCCTGGTTTACGGTTACACGGACGGCAACCCTAAACGAATATGCCACCGTTTATGCAGGTGGCGATGACGCCGTGACCTATCCCGCCGGCAGCGTGGCGACCGACTATGGACAGAGCGGGCAGGGATACCTGCTGCTGACCGCCGATCTGAGCG